GCACCCATCGCACGAATGGCGTTGATGTCGTTCTTGGCAAAGTTATTCGTGCCGTTCGTCGAACCCGGCGACATGAGAATCTTCTCAGCGGTGAACTGAAGGGCCGGGGGGATGTGCAGAGACGTCGCACCCGCGCCGATCAGAATACCACGATCATCCTTGATAAGCTGGATGTTCGTGAGAATCGTCTCAAGAGCAGCCTCGGACAGGTCCGAAGCAGCGGCAAGGTTCGACTGGGAACCGGCACCAATGGTCGGGTGCGAGGCGCTGAAGAACGCCTGACCGTCGCCAATGGCATAGTCACCAGCCGAGAAGCCGTTGTTGAAGATGTCGGCAGCCTTGACCTGCTTGGTGTTCGCCATCGCACGGGCCAGACCACGGGCACGGACCTTCGAGAAGGTGTCGTACAGGTTGTCCTCCATGGCTTCCTCGGTGATCGAGAAAGCGAGGGCAACCGTCTCGTGGTTGTACCGGGCAGTGTACGACTCCTGAGCAGTGTCGAACTGGACCGCCGAGCCTTCAGCCTTGGTCGGGGCCGAGCCAAAGCCGGTGAAGAGGACTTCTTCCTCGAACGACCGGTCAGAGTTCTCGACCTCGAAGAGCGGAACATGCTCATCGTTGACGTCACCGTACTCAACACCGAAGACAGCGTTGAGGCCGGGGAGCAGTTCCTTAGCAATATTACTGCGATTAATAGCCATGGTTACTTACTCCCCTTACGCGTCGTGCGAGGACGTGTCAGCATCGACGTGCTGGACGATACGGATTTCAACCTTCGGATTCGCATCACCGAAGGCATTACCCGGTTCGCCGTAGCTGTCGAGGACACGGACCATCGCCGTGGTTTCTACGCGGCTAGTGGCAATGATACCGAAACCGGAGATACCGGTGACGGTCGAACCAGCGCCAAGCGTAACGTCAAAGTTCAGGTTCACGTCACCCGCCGAGACGGCGGCGTCAGCCTGAACGATATAGGTAGCCGCCGGGTCGTCGATGACGAACGCCTTGGGCTGACCGACAGCCGACGAAACTCCACTCGAATAGTAATTCGAGAAGACCGGCTGCTTCGTGGTCGGGTCGATGTACTCACAACCCTGAAAGACACCGACCGCATAGTCGGTGGTGGTGGCAATCGCCTTGATCACGCCACCGTCGAGTTTCACCAGATCACCGGTAAAGATGTTACCGGACTGGCCGTTGCCAATACGATACTGGCTGCTGCCGGTGCTGTTCGCACCAGAACCACGACGACGCGAGGGGACGAAGCCATTAAGTGCTTTGGTCAAAGCCATAATGTTGCTCCTTAGTCGTTAAAGGACGGGGTACGTCCTCGGGTTACAGTCGATCTGGAATTGTTATGGATCGGCATTGCCGAGTTCGACTGACTCATCAACTGCTGATTTACGGCAGTGATCATGTCCCTCGACCGGTTCTCGTAGTATTCCTTGCGGGACGCCATCCGCTTGGCAGACGCCTGTGCAAGGGCTACGTCGCCCCGGACCACACAATTCTCAAACCTTCCTTCGCTCACGATACGAGAGGTTGCCATCATCTCGGGGACATCGTTCGGATCGACAAAGGTCCAACCATCAGCCTGACGATCACCGACATTCTTGTAGTCGTCCTGACCGTTGATCTGAAAGCGGACCCACCGGAGTACCAACCCCTGATCCTTGAATCGGTCAATGACCGCCCCGGGGATCGAGAGCCAGTTCGGCTCCGCAAAGTCTTCGTCAAATCGCTCTTCGTTCACTCGTCCCGTAGTCTCACGGCTTTTACGTGCTTCACTCATAGTTTCGTCCTCCGCGTGTTAGCCGACCTGAATCGACGTGTAATCACCAACTGCCGAGGCATTTTCAGCCTTGGCTTTCTCCTTGGCGTATCTCTCAAGTGGTATGTTCCACTTCTTGGCAAGTGCGATGTCATCCCGGGTCAACTTGACCTTTCGATTACCACCCTTCGCCGTAGACTCGGGGGAACCACGCGACTGTCCCCCGACCACCTGTTGCTGCTGCGGCTGTTTTACAGGGGCCGCTGCCTTGCCCTGAAACTTGTTCGGGAGTTCTGCCCGGAGACGCCGGTCTACCTCCCGGTAAAAATCGTCCGTGGACGGATCATAACCTTCGTTCTTCAGGGTGGCGTCGATTGCCAACGCCGCCGCTGTCGCTACTTGGTCCTGACCAAACCACGAATTTTTCTCAGCCCACTCCACAGCTTTTTCATCATAGACCGGGGCAGACTGTTGAGGAATATTATTAGCGGGGATAGGCTGGTTCGCAAGGTCTGTAGCGTATCGGTCAACTTCCTGACGACCCTGCCGGACCAATCCGATATTTTGTCGGGCATCAAACATGGCCTCCTGTGCCGAGAGCATGGCCTCCTTGTCGCCGTCATCGTACGCACGGAGGTACGCCTGACGGGCAAGTTCTACCTTTTCCTGTAGCTGTCGTTCGGTGACGTCGTAGTTCTTCCGGAAGACCTCGACGTTCTTCTCCTCGGTGTTCCGGAGTTGCGACTGAAGCTGGGCGATCTGCTGCTGCTGGGTGATGATATGTTCTTCGCGTTCCTTCCGCTGACGGACAAGCTGTCGGATACGCTTCTGTGCACCTTCCGTATCGACACCTGCAAGTTCCGGGGCGGACTCGGTAGGGTCCGGGTCAGGGGCAGCCGGGTCTACCTCGATGGTGTTCTCCGCCTCCTCCTCGATTTCCAGAGGGGCTTTGGCAGCAGCTTCCTCGGCCCGGACTTCCTCGTCGATCTCGAAGTCTACCTCGGGTTCTGCGGCCTTCTTGACGTCAATCTGGCTCCAGTCATCACTCATGTTTCTCTCCATTCATTACGCTGATGAGGCGGGGGTTAGGCGATGTTAAACATCGGGTCGATGTCAGCCGGATTCTCCAGCCGCATGACAACCTGATCGTCGTAGAGCAAAATCATGTTCACACCCTTGTACCTGATCTTCTGACCGTTCATCTTCCCGTAACAGACAAAGTCACCGGTCTGACACCATGGGCCAGTAGGAAACTTGTCCTTGTCGGCATATGCCAGATCACCGACGGCGACGACACGTCCTACCGTGGTCAGGTAGTTCATATCGTCCCGGAACGAATCGGGGAGCAGGATAGACCCCTTCGTCTTGCCCTGTACCCGCATCGGGCGGACAAGGATTCGGTAGCCGGGGATTGTCGGGAGTGGGGCCGGGTCGGGGGTATCTTCGTCGGTAACCCAGTCTGCATTCATGATGGCACCAGCCATCTTCGGTTCCATAACCATTAGTCTTCTTCTCCTTCCGCTGTACGTTTCTGAATCTCTGCGACAAGATTCCGGGACCACTCCAGCCCGGAGATGGTGCCGACGTATTGACGATAGGAAGAATAGTCCTCGGGAACACCCGATCCAAGAAGATTTTTATAGTCGGTGATCTGTGCGTCGATCAGACGTTTGAGGTCTTCGAAATACATAATGCCCGTGACGTGGGTTGGCGGTTTAGACTTTTTGTAGTAGAGGAGTTGGGTCGGCTTACTTACCCCGACCCTTCGCCTTAATCTTATACGTATCCGGCGGGGAGTTGCGGAGAACTTCCCGTTCAGCCCGGACACTGAAGTCGGACTGCGGAATCTTGGCAGTGTTGCCGTACGATTTACCTTTAGCCATAGTTAAGTCCTTTCTAGTTACTTGGGACACCGGGCTGCGCCGTAGCCGCGATACGACCTACCGCCGACCATGCCGCCTTCCTGCATCTTCTTAGCCTTCTTGTACGCCTGTTCTGCCTTCGCTTCTTCCTCTGCCATGCGGTTGCCGCTCTCGGCAGCTTCCTCGGCAGGGGTCATCGGCTTAGGCTTGGGGGTAGGTTTACCAGCCATTTACTTCTTCCTCTTCTGCTTGACACCAGCTTCCGACAGGGCAATGGCGACAGCCTGTTTAGGGTTCTTCACCTTTGCCCCGGAGGAAGATTTAAGTTTACCTTCCTTGAACTCGCCCATGACCTTACGGACTTTGCGGGACTGCTTCTTTGTCTGCGGCATCAGTACATCCTGTTGTAACGGTCAATCTCGGGGGGTACAGGCTGACGATCTGTTCGAGCAACCCTCACGGAGGGGATCCGACGCAAGGATGGGTCAGTTCCGTAGCAGTGGGCGCTGGTTCGAGAATTACCTTCTTCTTCATAACGGCGCATAGCGGCACGCTCGAAATCAAGGATCTTCGGATACGAGCCACCGGCGGTACCGCAGGCTTTATGGACGTCTTCGACGTACAGGACGACGGATCGAACCCACTGGCTCTCGAAATCCACGACTGCATACTCGATGGCAACAGCCTGGCCCAGCCCGGCACATTTGCAAGAGGGATCGTCGCCGATTCCACCTCTTCGGGAACTACGCTGAAAATCTGGAACTGCACGGCGGCATATTTCGATGCCGGCATTCAGGTTCAGGCAGTCTCCGCCGGAGCTACTGGTTACGTCGAGAACTGCACGGCACATGACTGCACGGGGGCGTCATTCTCGTGTGGGATCATCCTGAATGCAAGCATGGCTGGTGACACCATTAACGTGCGGAACTGTGTTGCTTTTGACTGTGGATCGGTCGATTTCACAATCGGGTACTTCATGGGCGCGGTGAATGGCTACAATAACGCGTCGAAAGATGCGACGGCGGCGAACGGAAACTGGTCCACCGGCTCCGGCAACGTCACTGGGATCGTTCCTGCGAACGAGTTCGTTTCGACAAGCTACTCCAGCAGTGACTACTTGAAGGTCAAGTCGGGTGG